CCGGACGATCGCCCTCGGTTGAAATACCCCTTTGACGACATGCGCGTTGGGGATAGTTTTCTGATTACCGAGGCAGGCATGGTCAAGAACGCCCGCTCGGCCGCGTGGATGTATTCCAAGCGTCATGGGATGAAGTTCTCTTGCCGGAAGGTGGAGGGCGGCTGGCGCGTCTGGAGGACGGCGTGAGTAGCAAGAAGGAAGACGCCTTCATGGCTAGGGTCGGCCGCGGGATCCCCAAGACGACCCTCGACAAGATCAGTCAACCTGTCCCGGAGAAGAGTGGACAAGGCAGTAAATCCAAAAGACGTGACCAGCCCTTGACCACCCAGGAATGGAAGTTCGTCAATGAGTTCGTAGCCGGGGATGGGCACGTCACCGCCAAAGAGGCAGCTCTGCGGGCGGGGTACCCGGAGAAAAAGGCAAAGTACTACGCCGAGTCCTTGACGAACCCAGACATCAACCCGCACGTCGTCATGCAGATCCAGAAGCTGCGAGCGGAGTTCGCGGAGAAGTACGGCACGACCTACGAACGGCACATGCGGGACTTGCAGATCATCCGCGACCAAGCCCTGTCCGCAGGGGCTTACGGGGCAGCCGTGCAGGCTGAGTATCGCCGCGGGCAGGCGCTGGGCACGATCTACATCGACCGCAAGGAGATCCGCCACGGCACGATCGACTCTATGAGCAAGGAGGAGGTCATGCGCAAGCTCGAGGAGATCAAAAAGCTTTATGGCGTTAGTGGCGGCCCGATCATCGACGTGACCCCGCAGCAGGTGGTGCAGAGTCTCGAGCACGAGGAAGAGCCGCCTGTCGAAGCAGAGATCGAGGAGGAAGAGGATGCCAGCGAAGCCGGAGACGAAGTTGTACCAGCGGCTGAAAGAAAACCTCCAAAACTGCCTTATTACCCGGATTGAGTCTCGAGTAAATCAAGGCTTTCCCGACTGCTTGATTGCCCTGCGCCGATCGGGCACGTTCGTTCCCGTCGAGTTGAAGGTCGTCAAACATGGGCGGCGCGTGCGCCTGTCCCCGCATCAGATTTCCTTTCACAGTCGTCATGCGCAATTGGGATGCGTGACGTTCGTGCTGGTGTTGTTTGTCCCCTACGGCAAGGAGGCAATGAAGGACGGCATCCTCAAGCTCTACCGCGGGGATCAAGTGCTCGAATTGGCGCAGTCCGGCGTAGACACAATCGCGCTTGCTGAATGGCACTACGGCACGATGCCGTGGTCGATGCTCGAGCTCGAGTTCATGAACACTTGACGAACAAACGTATGCTCGAGTAGCGTTGGCGATGTTGGGGTTGTCCCAACAGAAAGTAGAAAGGAGATTCGAAATGAACGTAACCGAACAGGTTCGGAAGGAAGTAGATGAATTCGTCAGCCGTTTGTCGCCGGACGAAGTCCGCCGTTTAACCGCGGAGTTGCACGAGCGGTTTACACGGGAGAATGAGGAACTACGAACGATTTACCGTGAAGATCGGCCGATTGAGCTCGTCATCGAGGCGCTGGCATCTAGTCGCCGCGGCGATCCAGAGGTTGCTGCTGATCGGCTGGTCACCGCGTTTAAGGCCTCAAAAAAGGCGATTGAACTTCGATTGGTCGACGCCGCGGTTGAGGCGCTGAAGCTACGACGCGAAGTAAACTTGAACATCATCGAGCGGAACAAGCTTGCACTTCAGATCACGCCGGAGGGGGCATGATTAAACTGATTTCTTTGTCGCCTCGAAAGAAGTTCTGGGGCTGGGACTATGGCAAAAACCAGCAGTTCAGAATGACGGGCAAAGAGTGGCACGCACACGCGCGCCGGGAGCAATTCAAAACGGAGCGTGGCGGTGACTCCGCGTTCGGGGGAGGCATCGAGGTATGGCTCGACGGGACCGATATGAATCACAAGTAACTTCGCAGTTCCCGCGGGGATCGATCAAGCTCGAGCAGGAGGCACCCAAGAAAAACATGATCAAGTTCGTCTTGTTCATGATCTGGCAAACAATCCTGCATGGCAGGAATCGGAGGTAGTTGACAGTTGATCAGAGTTGTATGAGGATTCGCTTACCCCCTCGCGTCGAGGGGCCTAGAAAGGAGAAAGCAAGTGGAAACGAATGTTTTGATTAACGCGCTGGTGCAGCAGTTCGTGGCATACGTGACGCCCTCGATCGTCGAGGCGGTGAAGGCCCAGCTTCCCGCGGCGGAAGTTGACGTGCGCAAGATCGCGGAACAGTTCACGTGCGCGGATCTCGTCGAGCACATTAACTTTGATGAGATCGTTTCAGCGCGTGAAGTCGCACGCGAACTTAACGTGATCGACGTGGCACGGGAGATCGATCTCAACGACTTGTCGCGTGAGCTCGACGTGTCCGCGTCGGACATTGCCGAGAATCTCGACGTGAGCGACGTTGCGTCGTCGATCGATCTCGAGGAGCTCGCCGAGCAGATCGATCTCGATGATCTCGCGAAGGCCCTGCTGCGCCGTGTTGCACGGGAGGCGCAGTCATGAGCCCCGAAGAGCAGATCCGCGAGGACAAAATCCAAAAGCTTGTCGAAGGCTACGCGAATCGGATCCTCGAGGGCCGTGATGACATGCTGTTACTGAGTTTGCTCGAGCACGGGTTCCCCGGCTTCCGAAACGTCGACGACGATAACTATCACTTCTGGCCCGCGCAGGGCCTCGACAGTTGGATCGAGCAGCTTGAAAGCTTGACCGCCGAAGACGAGGGGGATTCAGAATGACTCACGAACGGGAAGTGAAGATGTTCGGGTGTTCGATCGACACCATGCGTGAGTGGATCGATCGCTCGATCACATACAAGGTCGCTGGCCGCGACATGTTCGTCGCTTCAATCCTGAGCGACGCGCAGGAGCTGATCGCCATGGGCGCGACCGAACAGGCGCGCCAGCTTCTCAATCGCGCGAAGTGGGTTTTATTCGAGCCTGAGCAAGAGGTGCAATCGTGAGCGCGCCGGAGTTCGTCCGCACCGGGTGGGCGTGCGTCACCGAGGCGATGATGGGCGCGTATGTTTCGCTCGAGGGATCGACGGCCGAGGATGCGACGCCGGTGATCTTCGACACGTACGACGAAGCAATCGCCGAGCGCGAGCACTACATCGACGACGTGCTCGAAGCTCGAGCGCATGATCTCGACGCGGATCCCGGCGAGCTCGAGGCCCTGCTCGAAGACGAGCGCGATTCACTCGAGGCCGAAGAGTCAGTCGTTTTCGTTGGCATGGATCGCGCCGGCGACGTGTTCGAACTCGACCCCGAGAACGGCGCCGTGTTTCGGCGCTTGCGTCGTCCAGACCGTTAGCCCATACTCGGGCCACCGGCGCACGTCGTGCCGGCCACAGAAAGGAGAATTGACCATGTCGACATTGATTCAGGCCTCTCGCCAATGGGCTACTCGTCCTGCTGAAGAGCGCTTCACCAGCTTGCCCGCCATGCGTGCCAAGCTCGAAGATCTCCGCGGGAATTCTCGCGCAACCGTCGTCAGCTCGCGCCAGCTCTCAGCGATCCCGACCGAAGATAACCAAGGGATCCTGATCGCCGGCCCGAGTGGCCACGCGGCTGCGCCCTCGAATTGGGCGTTCGGCCAGCTCGCGAACTTGTCAGGCGCTCCCGGCTCGTATCTGCGCACGCTTCCGGCTCCGCTCGCCGCGGATTGTCTGAATTACGGGCTAAAGGTCGAGCGCGATGCGATCGATACCGGCGTCCTGCTCACGCGCCGGCCCGGCACTTCGGACCTCGAGCTGCGAGCCGCCACGGGCCCGCGATACGGCCGGATCTGGAACGTCGACGTGGTGCGCGCCCTCGAGGATCGCTTCGGCGACGGCGTGACCGGCGACTTCCGCGTGCCGGGAGAATTCGGCCGTGAGCTCTCGCAGATCACCACGGCGAACACCACACTATTCGCCGGCGATCGAGATATGTTCGTTTTCCTCGCCGATGAGAAAAACCGGATCGAGCTCCCGAACCGTCGCGACGGGAAAACCGGCGAGCTTGCCCGCGGGTTTTTCGTCACCAATTCGGAAACCGGCGCCGGCGCTCTCAAAATTAAAACTTTCCTTTTCGATTACGTATGCGCGAACCGGATCGTATGGGGCGCTCAGGAGCTCGAAGAGATATCGATCCGCCACACGGCCAGCGCTCCCGATCGCTTCCTCGAGGAAGCTGCGCCGGCGTTGCTCGAGTACTCGCGCGCAAGCTCGAGCGGGATCACTTCGGCGTTGCGCGTCGCTCAGTCGACGAAGCTGGACAAGGTGCACGCGTTCCTCGCGGGCCGGTTCGGTCCGCGCGTCGCCGAGCGGATCGCCAAGGTGCACGAGCTCGAAGAGGGCCGCCCGATCGAAACCGCGTGGGATGCCGTGACCGGCGCGACCGCCTACGCTCGCTCGATCCCGTGGACCGCCGAGCGCGTGGAATTCGAAACCACGGCCGGCGCGATCCTCGAGGATCTCGCCGCCTAGATCCGCGGCGCTCGTGCTCGAGCTCGAGGGCCGGCCATTGTGCCGGCCCTTTCTTTTTTGCCATACTGCGGGCCGCGGCCAATTCCGGCCGCCTAGAAAGTGAGAAAGCTCGTCATGATTAAAACCGTTCGACAGTCTGCAAACTCGAAAACCGGCCCGATCGCCGTCACGTATCGCGCCGGCGCTGCAAACGTGTTTTCGACGTGCCCGCGCACGTGCCCGTTGAATCCGCAGCCGGCCGCGGCCGCTGGCGAGATCGACCGCGGATATCTCGCGGCCCTGCGGCGCGCCGTGCCACGGAACGGCCGCGCGTGGACCTATTCACACTTCCCGGCCGCCAAGCTCCCGAAACCGGCGCCCGGTGAAACCGTGATCAATTTTTCGGCCGATACGCTCGCGGCCGCGTTGAAAGCTCGCAAGCTTGGGCGGCCGACTACCCTCACCCTTGCGACTGGCGCCGAGATCCCTCGCCGCGCCGGCGACGTGCGGCTCGTGCGTTGCCCGGCGGAGATCTCCGACTCGATCACGTGCTCGAGCTGTGGCGACGGTGCGCCCTTGTGTGCTCGAGGTGATCGCGACTTCGTCGTCGTTTTCACGGCGCACGGTTCGCAAGCTCGCCGCGTGGGCTCCGATGAGCCGGGCGGATGCTACGGCGCCGGCGGCCACGTCGCGATGCAATGGCACGCCACGAGCTCAAAGGGCGCGCCCGATGACGCGGCCGCGCTCGAGCGGTTCGCCGCCGAGCTTCCGCCGGGCTCCTTTCTCCGTCACCACGTCGTCGGCGATATCGGCCGGGCGGTGACGCCGTGAGCCGCCCGCACCAGCTCGAGCTCGATCTGACGATCGAGCTCGCCGAGATCCGCGCGGCCGTCGCCGCGTACATGGCCACGGCGCACGACACGGCCGCCCTCGATCGAGTGATCACCACGGCGCGCTCGTATCTCGCCGGCCGTGAGCTCGAGCGCGCGATCGACGCCGGGATCCCATGGGAGCCCGAGCTGTAGCCTGTCCGCTTTTCGCCCTGGCACCTCGAGGGCCCGCCACGTGCGGGCCCTTTTTTTTGCCCGCTCGGGAGCCGCTCCCGTGCTCGAGGGCCCGCCCTCGAGCTCTCCCGATCGCTGGCCGGTATCGGATCCGGCGAGCTCCGGCGCCGAGCTTGGGCCCGCGCTGGCCGCCCGCGATCTCCCGCCCGCCCGGCGCTCGAGCTCTCCCGCTCGAGCTTGGCGCGTGGGCCGCGGGCCGTGCGCCGTGGATCGGTGCGCGTGGTACGTGATCCGCGGGCCGGCGATCGCCGGCCGATAACTCGGGATCGGTGAATTGTTGTCGTCGACGTCGGCCGCTGTACGTGATCCGGCGGCCGCGATCGGCGCGCCGGCGAGCTCGGGCCGTGGGCCGCGGGCCGCGATCCGCGGGCCGTGTTCGTTCATTTCTTTGAATGTTTATTTCCTACAAGTGGCGCACGCATTGGCTCGCGAACCGCGGAGCTCGGCGAATTTTTCCGTGGCGGATCAACGAGTTACACGGGCCGGGCCCCAAAAAACGGCCGGCTGTTTGCCTTCGGGGGCAATTGCCCGATTTCACACATTGGATGTACGGCAAAATAGTTCTGGCCCCAGACAAAACCACCCCCTTTGATTAACTTGTCAACTCGTGCAAAAATTTGCGCAAAATTTTTCTCAATGGACTTTGAATGAGCGCAGTTCCCCAGGACGTGGAGGCCGAGCGGCTACGGTTGGAATACCGGCTAATGCTGCTGGAGACCCAGGATAAGGCCCGGACCAACTTCATCGACTTTGTGCGGTACGTTTGGCCCGAGGCGATCCTGGGCGATCACCATCGGCGCATGGGCGCGGCCTTTGATCGAATAGCCAAAGGCAGTTTGAAGCGGCTGATCATCAACATGCCGCCCCGTCACACGAAGTCCGAGTTCGCGTCCTATCTGTTGCCAGCCTTCCTGATGGGGCGCAAACCCCGTTTGCAGACGATCGAAGCGACGCACACGGCGGAACTGGCCGTTAAATTCGGCCGTAAGGTCCGCGACCTGATGATGTCGGACCGTTATCGGGAGCTCTTTCCGCAGGTGGATCTAAAACAGGACAGCAAAGCCGCGGGCCGCTGGGACACGAATCATGGCGGGACGTACTTTGCCGTCGGCGTGGGCGGCGCGGTCACCGGACGCGGTGCAGATCTGCTGATTATTGACGACCCACATTCGGAGCAGGATGCGTATTCGGACCTTGCCTTGGACAACGCGTGGGAGTGGTACCAAGGCGGTCCGCGAACCCGTCTCCAGCCAGGGGGAGCCATTGTCATCGTTATGACCCGTTGGGGCACCAAAGACCTGACGGCACGCCTGCTCAAGGCGCAATCCAGTCACAACGCGGATAAGTGGGAGGTCATCGAGTTCCCGGCGATCCTGCCTTCGGGTAATCCGCTGTGGCCGGAGTTTTGGTCCCTTGACGAACTAGAAGGCGTCAAGTCTTCGCTATCCATTCAAAAATGGAATGCGATGTACCAACAGCAACCAACGAACGATGAGGGTGCAATCCTCAAACGTGAGTGGTGGAAGGTCTGGCCTGAACCGCAGCCCCCGATCGTGAACTACATCATCCAGAGCTATGACACGGCGTACAGCAAAAAGGAAACCGCCGACTATAGCGTGATCACGACCTGGGGCGTGTTTTATCCTGGCGAGGACAGTGGGCCGAACATCATCTTGCTCGATGTCCTGCGTGGTCGGTGGGACTTTCCTGAACTAAAGCGCATCGCGAAAGATGAGTACAACCGCTGGAACCCTGACAATGTGCTGATCGAGGCCAAGGCCACAGGCGTGACGTTGCAACAGGAGCTTCGTCGCGTCGGCATCCCTGTCACCATGTACACCCCTGGCGGACGCCGATCGGGCACCGATAAGGTCAGTCGTGCGAACGCGGTCGCCCCTGTATTTGAGGCGGGGATGGTTTGGGCCCCGGACACCGATTGGGCGGAGGAGTTGATCGAGGAGTGCGCGGCGTTTCCTAACGGCGACAACGACGACATGGTGGACTCGACGACGCAGGCCATCATGCGTTTCCGTCAGGGCAACTTCATTAACCTTCAAACGGATTACAAGGAGATGCCGTCGGGAAGATCGCTTGCCCCTGAATACTATTGACGCCTAGAATGCAAGGGCATGCATCTGTAGGGGATCCCTAATGGCAAGACGGCGCGACGAATTAGACGGGTTGGACTCTGCACAGGAGTTCACTGGCGACACGTCTGCGGCGGATATGCTTTCGCAGTACTTTGGGGAAACTCCCACGGATCTTCCTCCTGCTCCAGAAGACACGACTGCGCTTGCGCAATTGCAAGCGCTTGTGCAGATGGAGGAACAGCGTCGTGCGGCCGAGGCGCAAGCGACACGGCCCATGGACCAGCCTTTTGTGGAAACGGTTATGCCGACGGATGAGTCGGTAAACCTTGCCCCACCGCCCGCTGTATCCGGGCTTCCTCCTGGCGTCACGCAAGCAGATCTGGATGCGATTGCAGCAAGCTTTCGTGATGCGGGCTATAGTCCGAACAATAATATCTTAGGACAAGGAATCAACCTCTCGGGGGTTGGTCTTGGCGGCAGCTACATGCCTGGCGGCCCAGCGGAGATAACAACGCCCGCGATCAATTTTACGGGCGACCCGAACCAGCCATTCTTTGACATGCGCACGCCGGAAGGCGGCGTAGATCCCAGGTATTTCGTACCGGGGCTCACGAATCCCTCTATCAATACGGTGGGCCCCACGGAACGAGGCATTCCCCAGCGTAGAGAAAACGAATGCCCGCCTGGGCTGGAGTACGACTACGAACTAGGCCGTTGTGTGCGCCCGGAAACTCCAGAGACTACTCCTCCGCCAACCACACCGCCCCCTACAACAGAACCCCCGGAGACAACGCCGCCTCCGACCACGGCACCGCCAACTACGGCACCGCCAACTACGGCACCTCCTACTACGCCCCCGCCAACCACGCGGCCTCCGCAGTCATGCCCGCCGGGGTATATCTACAACCCGGAGACGCGACAGTGCGAAGCGTTGATTACTAGCCCTCCTCCGACCACGGCGCCCCCTACGACGCCGCCCCCGACCACGGCTCCGCCAACCACGCCGCCTCCGACTACGGCGCCCCCGAGTCCGACGCCTCCTCCGACGACTCGTCCTCCTGTGACGTGTCCTCCTGGCTATGCGTTGAATGCGGCTGGGCAGTGCGCTCCGATTGACCTCGGCCCGTGTCCCGCGGGCTATGTTCGTAGCACCATTACCGGTCGCTGCGAGCCCACTACAACAGGGACGCCGCCGCCTGGTACGACCGCGCCGCCAACTACTGCGCCTCCGACCACCCCGCCCCCGACTTCTGGGTGCAAGCAAGGGGAGATCTATAGCACCACGCTAGGCAAGTGCGTACCGATTACAACCGAGGCGCCGCCGACTACGGCCCCGCCGGCGACGACCGCACCGCCTCCGGGGGTGATTACGAAGTTTGACCCGTCGGCCGCGATGCTTGAGGCGTACAGGCGGATGTTCGGCACGGGAGTCGTGAACCTTGGTGGGCCAGGCGCGACCACTTCAACGACGACAACTTCCCCGTTGGTCAGCACCACAGGGATCGGTACGCCGACTCCTGGCACTGCAACGGCGGGGTCCCCTGCCCCGCTGCCTGGGTTCAAGAACGTGACCTTTACTCCGGGCCAGCCACAGTTCTTTGGTCAGACGGGCGGGATGTTGCCTGGCACGATGCCGTCGGCGTACAACCCGTTCTCTTTGTACAAAGGCCCCAACGCGGTCGACATGATCGGCCAGAACCCGAATCTGAGTCCGACGATTCTCGGCGGCTTGCAGGGGCTGGGGTATTACGTCGATCGTTTGGGTAATCGCATCATGTCACCGGGTGGCGGCTTTATGCGCTTTGCCGAGGGCGGTGAGGCGGATAAGGAAGAAGCAGCGCAGTCTGCACAAGCCGAACTTCGTGCGCTGCTCGACGCCATGCCTGCTGAAACGGAGACGGAGGTGTCGGTCTCCCCGACCGCTCGCTCTGTTCGCAAGACAAAGAAAAAGGCTGTGGACACGGGCAAGGCCAAGGGCATTTCCATGAGCCTTGAAGAGTCAATGGCGAGCATTGAGCCGCCAAGCCGCGCCTCGGCCCGTGATCAGTTAGCCGCGCTCATGCGACGCAATCGCGGTCTTGCGGCGAAGACGTTCAGTGCGCCGACGCTCGATCGCGCAAGCCTCGCGGCCCGCGGACCACTGGCCACAAAGCGATTTGAAGAGGGGGGTGAAGCGAAGAGCACGGCCCGTGAGCAGTTAGACAAGCTCGCGGAATATGCGGGCCGTGGAGCGCGAAGCGTGAAGCGTGGTGCGGCGGAGTTGCTGGGTGTTGCGGACATTCCGCGGCGTGCCGAGCGGGAGTCGGTCGCGGCGTTTGGCGTGAAGGAGTCTGGCGGGGGCAAGGCCGATGCGATGCGGCATTTGATGTACCAGGCGGATCTGGCGCGCAAATTTAATCCGACGGCGGCGAACGTGGTAAGTCGGTTGTACGAGCTGACTTCGCCAGGGCAGTCGAGTGCGGAGTACGAGATGGATTTGTACAACGACGCGTTGGGGCGGCAGATTGGCGAGCGTGCGAAGAGTGACGAGGATGTTGTACGTTTGGCTCGCGAGTACGTCGAGAAGAACAAGGCAAAGATCCTGCCTAAAGAGCAGCGCACGGGATACGCCAAGGGCGGGGACGTTAAGCGGAAGGGGCGCTGATGAAGGACGCGCTTGCCGGATTGAAGGTGCGCCCGAAGCGCCGCGCGAACGGCAGTCCGCGTGCGGGGGAGACGAGTGCGAATTTGCTGCGCTCGATTCCGACGAGTTTTCCGAGTGGCGCCCCTGCCGAACAGCCGAGTTGGAGGGACATCGAGGCGTATGACCCGCAAGTGTTGAGTGCTGCCGCGGGCCGTGGCATTACAGGCGCGTTCGAGGGCACGAAGCAGTTACTAAGTGGCGCGACGGATTATCTTGGCGGCTTCATGCAGTCGGTGCGGGAGAAGTCTCCTGCGGAGCTGCGTGGCACGGCGCCTGCGCAAAGTAAAGAGACGTACGAGGCCACGAACCGTGCGCTATCGGAAGCGGCGCAAGATCCGCTGACCACGGCCAAGAAGCTGGCGTCGGCGTTCGTGGACGTGGGCGTAGAGGCAACAAAGAGCCCTGCGAGCACGACGGAATTTATTGCCAATATCTTTACGCCGGTCCCTGGCCCGAGCGTGCGCAGAGGCCCGCCTATATCGCAGGTCGTTAAGCCCAAGGGCGGAGATTTCCCAAAACGCATAGAAGCCATCGAGGCGTTGAAGACATGGGAACCT